AAACATTTTAATAATAAATATTACTTACAACTTCCTTCTTCTTATCATACTAAATATATTGTAATAAAAGGTGATACAACTGCGTATCGCATCAATAAAAGGATGGGGCGGGCCGTAAACACAGCGCAGTTCGGCAACTTCCAAAGACTTTACTATTGTGCGGACACCTTTACAGAAAATAATAAAAAAGCATCCACAAAGAAAAACTTTAATAATCCTATTCTTCCTCTTCTAAAAGTATTCAATGGTAGATTTAACGTGTACATTAGATTATTTCAAAAAGAATTAAGTAAGTCTTTAGATGGGTTGCATAAACTCTCTTTAATAAGACTTCAAGCAGTTACTGCGTAATATGGTATTGATTTTTCGGAACAATGAAAAAGATAAAAATAAAGAAGAAAAAAGCGAGTAAAGACTTGTCTGGTGGAACACCTTGGTCAGACAAGGAAAATAGTGAGCCAATGGCTGATATTTATAACGTTAGGAGAGCAATGGAGGAAAGGCCACATGGCGAGGGCTTTCTTGAGAGCGTTAGAGTTTTTGAATCATGCTTTAAGTTAATGACAGGGACTAATTGGCTTGATTGGTTTAACGGAACTAATATGAAGAAATTTGTAGCAAAAGATTATGAAATTGCGGATTTGGTAAGTGGACAGGCAGTTACTGCATTCTTGAGGCCGTCCAATGTAGATGCAAGCGAAGGAGATTATATTCTTGTCGAGTTATGGGCCAAAAAGCAGGACGGAACAGTTGTCTTTCCATATTCTTCAGTGGATGGAACTATTAGTGGAGAGAATGTTTTTTGGAGAGGGCCGCTTGCTATGCCCGATGAAGCCGCCAGATTTAAGATAAGAATAAAAGAAGTTTTTATGAAACGCATTTCGCTTCTTAATGATAATGATTATACTGCCATGTGTTTGCGCCAAGAAGATGTGAGAACAATGTGGGAAATGTATTATGGCGGTTATAATCAAGACCCAGTTGTTAAAGTAATTTATTTTGAGTTAATAAAATGAGCGGAACATTAGGACATAGCGGAGGAGCGAGGCCGGGCAGAGCCGGAAGACACGCAACCAGATTTATTCTTGAGATTGGGGATGAAGTTGATGTAATGGTTGGCGAGATAAAAACAAAGGCCCGCGTATTAAGTGTTAAACCACAATTGATTCTTGAATCGGAACACCTTAAATTTATAGTGTCAAAATGCGAAGTTGACAAATAGCAATCAAAAACTGCATAAACTATGTTAAAATTATGTAATGCAGAAATTAATTGTTAGGCCCGTCATTGTAGAATCTCTTCAAGACGACCCCAAAAGAAAGCGGACTTCAACTCCAAGATTATATCCATCAGATGCGGGGAGTTGCGGCAGAAAAGTGATGTTGCGCGTGATGGGTGCAACATCATCCCCATTCCCATTAATCGCTAAACAAGCGATGGATAACGGAAACGCTTATGAGGATTCAACTCTTAAGCTGCTACAAAAGAAATTCGGCGAAGATGGAATTGCTACTCAGGTTGAGTTTAAGACTGAGTATTGGTCTGGCAAGGCCGACTTTATTATTGGTCATTTATCAGAGAACCCTATCATCATTGAACACAAAGCTACTGGCGATAAATGGTTTGACTACAAAGAAAGTTTGCCCCAAAGTAAGCATGTGATGCAATTGGCTATGTATTATCACTTATATCTAAAACTATATGGGATAAAGCCAACTTTGGTTCTATACTATCGCGCATGGTCACAGTGGGCCGAGTTTGTCCTTACGGTTGATGAGGAAACAAACGTATCGTGGGAAGGGGTTGTTGGAATCATGTCTGGCGGTGAAATTGATGAAAAGACCAGAAGTGCGCAAAATGTTTTGAATATAAACAAAGAAGTAAAGGTGCTTGAGCGGTATTACAGACTAGGGTCGTTGCCCAGAAGAGTTAAAGAAGTTGATAGAGAGGATGCGGGATGCACATTTAAGGGCAAGCCGAGTTGCCAGTATTATGCGCACTGCTGGCCCAAAGAATTTGAGAAAGATGAAGTTGTATTAGACAAGGAGCTTTTTGGATGATTCATATTGAAGGGATGGGGGTGCTGGGGGCGTTTATTGCTCACACACTGAAAAGTAAAGGATTGCCATTTACATGGAATGATACAGGTGCTACAAACTACTGGAAGGCTGTTCGCGGATGTGTAGGGGGCAAAGATTACAACACTTATGCAACTGAAGCTAGATATGTGCGATGGCTCGGAAAGAACTCTGAGGAATCCAACGGGTTTATTCTTGATAAAAATGGAAACCTAACTCCAACGGGGCGCGAAATAAACTTTAATGTTCAAAATATAGTGCAGTCGGCCCGTGATGAATACTACTATTATAAGAGGCCGGATAATTCAAACTATCCTTGCGTTCACGCACATAGCATTCAAATGAAATCGCGCTCTGGCGTTAATCCTCCAAAGGCAACTTGGAGCGTTGACGTGGAGATTGATTTTAATAATCCCGTTTTGTCGGCGTATAGAAAACTTTCTGGCGTTCACTTGAGGCCGTCAGTTCTTCTAAAAGAAGGCCTGTTCTTGTATCCAAAGCCGAATACAGAGAAATACTGTTTCGGAAATTTGAACGGATATGTGACTAGGCTAGGCAACAGGTCGGTTGATGTTGCGTTAGAGTATTTGTCAACAATTGCAAAAGTATACAGTGTATCGCCTATAAATCTCGGCCAAATTAGAACTGACATTTCGGTTGGCTATGCAGAGATGGATAAATCGGCAAGCCCGCCCATTATCCGAACAGCGTTTAATGGATTTAATGATTTTCCAAATGTAATGTATATTGCACAAAAAGCTATATCCCTTGTGTTCGGATAATGGTAAAATAAATATAGGGGTGATTAAGTTATGGAAGAAATGCCTGAGAAAGTGCGATATGCGTTTGATTTATATTTTAAGCAGGGCATTACGCGCACTTTGTGGAAATTATATTATGAATTAGTTGGAAATAGTCATTTTGATGGGTTTGAGCCTGCCATTACTGTATTGCAAGATTGGGCAACGCAGTATAAATGGTCTGATGAGGTTAAAAGACTTGAGGCCGAGGTTTATGAGCAGTCAAAGAAAGAAGTTCAAGACGAAATGACACGGGCCGCGAGAAGCAGAATAGAAAAGGCCAGAACGATGATGGACGCTGGTGCTGTCATTGTTGATAGGGCGATGATTAACGAACTAGACCCAATAAGTGCAAGAACTTTGCTTCCAACTGCAAAGGCATTGATTGAAACTGGCGCAAAGATTGAGAGACTTGAGCTTGGTGAGAAGACGGAGAATTTTGACCCGCCGAAGCCAATTGAGAGTATGACAGATACAGAGCTTGAAGATTATTTAGCGAAGATTAAAAATGCTTAAAGATTTTGCTGCATTTACAAGACAAGTCGGGTTTAATCAGGAATTATTTGATTCTCAGAAAATGTTCGCAGAGCATGTGTTAAATGATGAGGATTTAGTTTGTATTGCGGCTAGACAGCGCGGAACAACAACGGCAATGATTTTGTTGTGTTTGTATCATTTATCAAAACACAAAGATACTAAGATAACATATTTTTGCAGAGATTTAAGCGCAGCAAAATGGTGCGAATTATTTTCCCGTCCATTTAGGAGAGGTGTGTCAGTATCAGTATCATTTAATGCAAAAGCGGATTTTGGATTGCTTTTCTGTCCTTTACGCAGGAATATAGATTTAACATCTTTTCAATCAAATATCGCAATTTTTGATAATATATATGATGATTGCCTAGATGTTTTTGATATGGAAAAATTTTCTGATAATTTCGGAAAGACAATAGTTCTAGCATCTGTTACAGAAGATAGTCATTGGGTAAAGAGATTATTCGCTCGGTCTGCACTTGGCCTGTCTAAATTTAACAATTTGTTTCTCCCTTATTGGTCAAGAAATGGTGCGTCTATTATTAAATATAATAACAATATAAATTCTTGGGGTGATGAGAGCGATGAAGATGTTAAACGGCTTAGAAAACAATATAAGATGCAAAACCCCATATCTTTAGCGGATGTTTATGGTGATGATATAAAGGGAGAGATGATTCGTTGCGTATTAAAAAATGTCTTATGATAATGCACTAAGAGAAAAAGAGAAGCGGCGCATATTGCGCGAAATAGAACGGGAAAAGAAAAGAAGGCAGGGCGTGATAAACGCCCAAAACCCCGCTGAATGGATACGAAGCCTCACAATTGAAAATCCTCAAAACTCTAACGACAAAAAAGAATCCCCAAAATCAAACATTATTAAGTTTGAATTATGGCCTGAGCAGGAAGATACGTTAGATAAGATGCACAATAACCCACAGGTTATTATTCTTAAATCAAGACAATTGGGAATTAGCTGGCTTGTGCAGGCATACGCTCTGTGGCTATGTGTTTTCTTTGAGAATGTTAGCATAATTATTATATCTAAAGACTTTGAATCAACAAAAGAAGTCGTTAGAAGAATAAAAGGGATGTATGAAAGACTGGATGAGAAGCCAGTAGAAAAGGGCGATGTTTGGAACGTTAGAGAAATATCCTTTGCTAATAATTCAAGAATTAAGGCTTTTGCTCCATCAAAAACATCAGGCGCAAGTTTTACAGGAACATTGGTTATTGCGGATGAGTTTGCTTTAACAAAATTATCAGATGTTCTTTTCGCAACAATTAAGCCCACCATTGACGATGGCGGCAAGATTGTAATTCTTTCAACCGCAGATGATTCTACCAGGCAGACGTTTGAAGATTTATATCGCGGGGCGTTAAATAAAGAAAATGATTTTATACCGATATTTCTTCCTTGGTGGGTTCGCCCTGAAAGAACACGAGATTGGTATGATAAGAAATATAACGAAGCCCCCAACAAGAAAGCCTTTAAGCAACAGTACCCATCAACTGTAGAAGAAGCCTTCGCTATTATCGGCGAAAGACAATACATAGAGGAGGAAGATTGGGGCGATTGTTACGATGAAAACTTAGTTGGCGATATAACTGAGGGAGAGACTAAACGTAAATGTCAGTATGTCAGATGGATTAGTTCTAGGTTTGACCCTGACAAGCCTATTGTTTGGGGGTTAGATGGTTCAATTGTAAACGATACAACCGTATTAACTGGCGTTGGGCTTCACCCTGACGACCCGGAAAAATACGCAGTTTTATACATGACCATATTCAAGCCAACCAGAGAACATCCTATTGATTTTGACGGATTAAGAGATGAAATTCTAACTGCGTGGAAGTCCGCTAAAAGTCAAGTGATGGTTTATGACCCAACACAATTAGTTGAGATGTGTCAAAAATTGGATTCTTACGGAATTATAACGGAAGAATTTGTTCAGCAAGGCAAACGATGGGAATCTGATACATTACTAAGAACCTTAATACAATCAAGAAAATTTTCTCATGGGAATTTTGAAGAGTTAACGGAACACATTGAAAATGCAAACGCCAAAGTTGATGCTGATGAGAGGTCAAGAATAATTAAGAAAAAGAAAGTATTAAAAATAGACGCGGCAGTTAGTTTAAGCATGGCTATTCATAAATTGGTTGAAATAGCGCATAAATTAAACAAGAATATGAATGTAAAAATGGATATAGCTCAATATGGAAATAGAGGATTTGGCGATGCTTACTCTATGGGAGTAATTACAGTTGACCCAGCTTCGGGGCTTCATTTCTCAACCATGCCAAGAACGATAGGATACGGACAATAAATGAATACTCAAACAATCTGTGATTTTTTAAGAATGTACTCTAAAGATGTAGAGACATTGCCAGCTAATCAGTTTAGAAATGAAGCATACAAGATATATTTTGATGCCATGCTATCAGTGTGCGGAATGATTAATAAGCCATACATGGGCGAAAAGTTTAATTGTCCGGTCTATACGGAAGAGGCACTTAGATTAGCAGTAAGAATAAATTTGTGTTTACAGGACACTTTAACATTAACTTTAACAGAGGCAGAGAGCGTCTTAATGGTTATTGTGGAATGCTTAAACGCAAATGGGGCAAAGATTAAAAGGGGTGAAATATGCTTGCCGAAATAATGTCAAAAATAAGCATTGAAAGTATTGTTATTCTTTCATTATTTGTATCTTTCTGGTCAATCATGCTGACCAAGAAAAATGGGCCGGACTTTCTTTTATTCAAAGGCGGTTCATTTAAGTTCATCCGCGAGAACCCGCATTGGATTGGTATTCCGGCGATGATACTTATAATGTTCTTTGTATTATCTTCTTTAACATCATTTTATATAGGTGCTCCAGCCACGATAATTATATTCTTATTATTCAGGTGGGCCGGAATATCTAAATACTTTAATTCTTTTATTGGGCATGTGCTTGAATGTTCTGCTTGCACTGCAACGTGGACATCTTTAATCTTTTCAATTTTAATTGTTGGATTTGATGTTCAACTTATTATTTTTGTTCCGGCTGTTATTGGCTTGGCATTCTTTATCATGTCAATGTGCGGGATAAATGATTTGAGGGATATGTAAAAAAATATGGCGATTAAATTTGTAAATGGAAATTGGGTGAAAACGTGCGGATGTGGTGGTGGAAGGGCGGGCGATATTGTTGTTGTTCCTGCTAATACTAAGGCAATTGTATTCTCAACTTCACACCCCAAATTTGAGCAAGGGCCGGTTACGAAGGCCGGTTACAGTTTTGCTCCATACACTATTTCAATAGATGTTGACGCAAAAGATGCGGATGAATTTATTAGAAGAGATGTGGCAAGATTACCAACTCCGTCCGAACTTGCGAGTTATGAGGGCAGGCTGGTAGGCCCTAGAAAATAGAACATAAAAACCGTATTATAATTAAATAAGTAATAGATGACAAGAACGGTTTATCCCTTTTCCGTCACTGTCATCCTTTGGGGTATAAAACCCCCAAAGGTCTCTACAAATAACCTACGCGATGCAACTACAAAATAGCAATGATATAAGGGTTTCCCAAACAACTGAGATAAACAGGCCGCTTCAATTTAACATGATTGAACGCCCGCCTTCTTCTTTGATTGCCGAAGCCAGTCTGACAAAAGAATATATTGCTGTTCGGCTTGATGCTTTACTAGCAACGATTCGCGCACTTCCGCATGCCTTTGATGATATAACAAAAGAATTTGGAATTGTTATTTATCGCAATATGATGAATGACAGTGAGGTAAAGGCAGATGTTGGTGTGTTGGCTCTTGCCTCAACTACGCAGGATGCTTTTGTAATACCGGGCGTGAATGAATCCCATCCAGAGTATGACAAAGCGGCTGAGATAGCGCGATTTGTCCAGCACTGTATAGACAACATGGCGGTTCCATTTAACATTGTAAATGAACAATTGTTAGATGGGCTGTGGGAAGGCTCGGCGGTTAGTGAAGTTAAATATAAAGTAGAGAACTTCGGTGAATTTAAGGGTAAAGTTGTTATAGACGCAATAAAGAAGCGTCCGCTAGAGAATCTCGTTTTTATAGTAGATTCTTTTAATAACATTGTTGGCATAATGAGTTCGGTTGGGGTTGGAATAAGAATGCCATACGGCTCAATTCTTCCGTTGAACCAAGAGAACGGAATGCCGAAGGATATTAAGGGATTATTACCGCGTTCTCGGTTTATGGTATTTTCGTGGGATGCCCCATCAAATGACCCAAGAGGGCGTTCAATTTTAAGGGCGGCATATACGCCTTGGTGGATAAAACAACAGGCCACACAGCTTTGGAATGAATGGGCGGCCAAGTATGCTCACCCTTCTATCTGGGCAACTCCCCCCGAATATGCTCAACCAGAATGTATTGATGGTGTTACTCTAAGTGCGTCCGAAGTGCTGGTAAATAAGGGCAGAAGTTTTGCGAATGCTACCTTTGCAGCGTTTCCTTATGGAACAAAGCTAACGATGCTTGAGACGCAGAACACAGGCGAGGCGTTTAATACAATCATCAGTTGGGCGAATATAGAAATTCGTAGAGCGATTCTAAACCAATCTCTAGCTACCGCCGAGGCTAACCACAACTCAAGAGCGGCGGCACAAGTTCACCAAGACACATTGGGATTAAAGATTGTAAAGATTAAAAACATTTTGTCTGAGATTTGGAGGCGCGATGTTTTTAAGATGCTTACAACAATCAACTATGGAAGTAACAGTATCCATTTAACGCCAAAGGTTGACTTAGGCGAAGGAACTGGATTCCCTCCATCTTTGGCAGATTTAGGGGCAATTCTTGGACATGGAAAATGGGTTCCTGACGATGAACAGTGGCAGAGAATAGAAAAGAAGTATAACTTGCCAGTAAGGAAAGGAAATAGAAACAATGCGGCAAATAGCGGTAAAAATGAAAACGCCGGTGCCAGTCATGGACAAAATGGGAGTGACGGTACCCCATGATAAGAAATATATTCCATTAGTAAGTATTTCTGACGATGCCAGTAAGAATAAAACATTTAAGGCCGTAAGGCGCGTCATTGACAACTTTGATGGATTCAAGTGTTTTATACCGGGGTTAAAAGCTGAGGGAGATGTTGATTTAGTTAATGCTAAAGATAAACTAAACGCATTATCATCACTTATTACAAAAGAATTGTCCGCGTCAGACATACAGCATGACCAATTAAAGGCAATTTTTGTCTCTCCTATTGATATTAACTCTGATGGCGCGATGGATTTATTTTTAAGCCCGGCCATGGTTGAGTTTGACGGCCTCTCATTATTTTGGGACGATTCGCCAAGAAGAGACTTTTCTTTTAGTGGGGAAAATGATGACTTAAAGGCTTGTGTTGGCGGGATGTGTCATCTATCACAAAATGTAGAGGACAACTTTAGCGGAACGATTGATGTTTTATATATTCCGTTTGGAAAGATTGATTATGACGGCGAAACTTTTGACCAAACAGCCACAACATTCCATAACGAAGCGCAGATAGTTCCCGGCGTTCTTGATTTTCACGGGGCGGCTTATGGTGGAGAACCTACTGATGTTGGGAAGGTTATAGACAGATGGCAGGATTCTTACGGTAAATGGGCAAGAATACAGCTATTCCCCAACAGCCCTAAATATCAGGAATACCTTGAGGCTATTAAGAATAGAGAGCTTTTTGTAAGCCCCGGCGCAATTAAAGGATATTTGAAGAAAACAGAAGATGGCCTTATAACGGATTGGGCCACTGGTGAAATATCAATGGTTATTGCAAAAGACAAGGTAAGACCGAAAAACTGGTATGCGATTGCAAAGCCAAGAGGTGACGGAATCTTAAAAGCCGTTGGAATAGAACCGCCAAAGGGTGTTGATTATGAGCCGCTTTTTGACGATGTTAAAATTAATAATAGAGGGAGTGTTATGGATAATACCTTAGAGGCCGATGAAAAAAAGCAAGAGGCCGTTGGAAAACAAACCATTTTCCAAAGAATGATTGATTTAATGCAACAAATAACAACATTCTTATCACAAGATGAAGATGACAAAGAAGAAGACGTTGTTGCAGAAACAGCCGCCGCCCAACCAAGTTTAGAATCTGCTGGGGCGGGTTCTTTACAAAAAGCCGTTGATGCAACAACAGCATCAGTTGGAACCAGCGCACCAGCCGCAGTTGCAATCGCAATGGAAAGAGTTGGACAAAAAACTGGAACGTGTATTGGCGGCCCAGCTTCAGATATTAAGGCGCAGGAAACATTCGGAGGAACGCCCCGACAAGATTTGCCAGATAGTGCATTTTTGTTCCCAGAAGACAGGAGTTTCCCCGTTGTTGGTTGCCAAGATATACAAGACGCAGTTTATAACATTGGCAGGTCATCCCACGATGCCGATGAGATAAAGAAAAGATTAATGTCACGCGCAAAAGAAATCGGGTGTGAAAACAGCCTTCCCGAAGCGTGGAAACAAGGCGATAACAAAGGTGTAATAGATATGAATACATGCGATGAATTGATGAAGGAGAACCAAGCCTTAAAAGCTCAGTTAGCCGAAATGGAAACGTTAAAAGCGTGTTGTTCTGAAAACGCCTCTCTAAAAGCAGCTATTGAAGAAACTAAGAAAAGTTATGATTCTGCTATGAAGGCATTGACAGATACACGCGCCGAGATGGACGCTGAAAGAGCTTCCAGAACTCGTGCCGATGATGAGAGATGGCTAGACGATGGCCTAAAAGCCGGAAGAATTGACCCGTCAAAGAAAGAAGAGATTTTGAAGAATCTTGCCTCTATGAGACAAGCCGATTCAATTGTAAAGTCGGTTGGCTCAAGTATGGTTGATATGTATAAGAGTTCATTCAACTTTATCCCTGCTCAGTCAGTGATTACTGGCGAGGGATTGGGCGTTGCCGGATTTGGTGCGGGTGTAGGCGAACCCGATGAGGATGAGGTTGTTAGAAAGTTATTGGGGCATACACAGGAAGGTCGTAACGCCCTACAAAGAACGGGAGGAAAATAATAATGGCTATTTTTTCATGCACGGATTGTAATGGTTGTTGCATTGATGTTGCCGCCCCTAAGAAATTATTTATTTCTGAATCATGCTGTTTTTGCGGAGAGGAAACAGAGATTCTAATTGCTCCAAACCAAGTAATTGCGGCTGGAACAATTTTGGGTGAGATTACAGGCGATGCAAACGGAAACGGGGCAATTCCTCAGACATATAAAGCGTTTGATAAAGATGCTACCGATGGAACACAAAAGGCGAAAGTAATTTTGAAGTATGACACATGCACAGACGAGAAGGGTCAGGTAACAAACTGGTCTGGAATTTGGGGATGTGGAAGAAATACTACAAAAGCGTATGTATGTGCTAAGTTGGATGCCAGACAGATTGTTGGCGACATCGAAGCAGCTAGAGCAAGTGGAATGCCTATCCGTGTTATTAACGGTTGGGCCTACTATGGATAAGGGGTATTAAACAATGTCAGCCACAATTTCATGTAACGGGTATGCTTACCCTACGCCTGCCGCCTTCGTTAAGGCAGGATGCTATCTTGAAAAAGAAAGTAATATAGATAACGATTTATTGATGCAAATGTTCCCAGCGCGGTATGAGCCGAATGCGGACATGATTGTCTATCAACACCAGAATATTTTCTGCGGCGTTCAGCAATGGCGCGGAATTGGAAACCAGCTTCCTACTGCACAATTTGAGGAAGTTTACAGAGAGTGCGCGGTTATGCCCGGATATTGGGGCGAAGAACTCTATCTTGACGAGCAGGACTTAACCAGACGTGCCGTAAGAAACCCGCCTAATGGATGCGCTACTGCGGTTGATATTAGCGATTTGGTTGCGCGAAGGCAGAATTTGTTGATGAAGAGAAGGCACAATCTGCTTCGCAAGTTGGTAGCCGATACCCTTGTTTTTGGTGCTTATGAAGCCATTGACCAGAGAACAGGCGCAGTCGTAGCTAGACAGAAATACAATATCAACGAGACAACGGCATCTATTCCTTGGAGTGATAAAGCCAATTCAACTCCATTCTTGGATTTGTTGAATTGGAGGAATTATTACGAGAGCCAGACAATGTTTAAGTTTGGTTGTTGCGCGAAAGCAGTTATGAACCGCAACACATATAACAAACTTATGACAAATGTAAACCCGGCAAATTATCGGGCATTGTCTGGAGAATATTGCTGTCAGGGCAAGACGCTTGGGCAAATCAATGATTTGCTTTGCTCTCACGATTTGCCACAAATCACGGTATATAACGAAACATACTTTGATTGTGATGTTACTCGTGGCCCAATCTTCGCCAACGGCGGGGGTGGAAATAAGAAATTCTTTATTCCTGACAATTGGGTTATCATCGTTGGATGCACTGATACAACGATTGGGAACATGTGGTACACAAGAAACGTTAATACATGCTCTGACGTTCCAGAGGCAGGCCCTGTAACAATGGTTATTGACCAGTGTGATAGGCCGCCAAGAAAGATTTCAGTTATGGATTACTGGAATGGTGGCCCTGCTCTTGAGTGTCCAAAAGCTATTATTAGCGCAATGGTTTAATAAGCAAGAGGATGATGGCTGGTAGTGTAAAAATCTGCCAGCCATTTTATCTCTGCCATTTTGGGAGGTATGAATGGCATTAGTTAAAAGTGGTGGAGGCTCTTCTACTACAACACACACACTTCAGCTAACAGGAAATATATTAACAAGCACTGTAAACGGAGTGTCTGATTCTGCCGATTTAAGTACTATCACAGTAAATGTAGATGTTACTCTTATTGGCGGTGTTTTTTCCGTAAATAGTATTCCGGTTTTTACCGGAGTTGAGCAAAGGGATTCATTTGGCAATTTATTAGGATATATGTTGCCACCAGTTTAGAGGAAATGAGAATAATATGGCTACTAAGAATATAGTTGAGACTAATGACCTTGGCGCAGAGTTTGATGTTGGAGTGCTAGAGGCTCAGAAAATTCATGTAAGTATTGGTGCAGGATTGAAGTATGGCACTGGATATAGCGATATTGAGGTTGACCCAGCCGCATTACCCGGCTTACTTCCAGCGACAACAAATGTGTTGTCAACGTCTGGAACAAACCTAACAAGCACAGTTGACGGAGTAGCATCAACAGTTGATTTGAAGCCGTTGGTTCAGAATGCAGAGACACTTACGACTTTGAACTATGCTCCCGCAACAAAGACATTGACATACGTTGATGAGGATGGGGTAACAGCCACTATTGACTTGTCAGCTTTGGCACTAGATATTTTTGTTAATGGCGGAACTTTCAATGCCGCAACAATGGTATTGACATTGACAGATAATAACGCTACAACGCCAGACATTGTTGTAGACCTTTCTGATTTGAAGAAAGTTGTAACAGCAAATTCAGCAACAGTAAAATTTACTGGAACAGGTGAGGCATCAAGCCCATTGACAGCCAGCGTTGCTCTTGACCCAGCTTTAACAAACTTGGTAACAGCAACAGCCAGTGGTCTTTTAGTTGATTCATCCGCTGTAACAGCTTTGGCAACAGTAGATGTTCAGGATAGTTTTGGCAACCATCTATTTTACGCCTTTCCATAATCAATGAGCATAAAAAGTGTTGTTGAGACAGCAGACCTAGGACGCGGGCTTGCATTAAATATCATTACACAAAAGGTAGAGGCCAAATCCAAGATTGGCCTCACCTTTAATGGAAACCAAATAGAAGCCGCTTCTAATAATTCTGGTATTTCTAATTTAACTGCGTCTCAACCGGGCGCGGGAAACGGGGTTTTAATTGGCTCTGGTTTTGTAATAAGTGTTACTCCAACAATAAATAATGCTAGAGCAAAACTTCCAGACCCTGCAACGGTTCCGGGAAGGGATTATGTAGTGCGAAATACGAGTGCAACACTGACGGTTGTTTTAGAAACTATTAACGCTTCGTTTATACAGGGTATAGCAACAACGACAACGGGAACAATTACTTTGCCGAACACTGGCGTAAGAAAAACAGTGCATGTTTTTAGTAATGGAACGCAATGGATATGGGGTTCCATTCAGTAGGAGTTATGTATGGATATTGGGGAGCTACGCCTAAAATTAGACAGCCTGACAGTAATAAGAGATTTTGTAGCGGGAATAATCTGTTCAAAACCTACTGTTAAACATGCCTTAATAAAAATAGGCTGGCTAGATAATAATATATTCACTACTATTATCTATAATGACACTGGTTTAGCGATTCCAGATTTTACGATTGATAGTGCAACTTCTAAAATAAAATGTGCCATGCAAGCAACTCCCGTTCAATATTCAAATATGACAATTTCTCATAATGGAGATTTTGAAACAGAATTTGCGCTTGTTGGGGTTAATTATGATTTGTGGATTACATTTCAGAATCCACTTGGAACATTGGGGAATGATTTTTACATCACTATTCATATTGTGTAGTGGGAGATAATATGACGACAAAAAATGTAGTTGAGACAAATGATTTGGGGATTGAGTTTGATGTAGGAGTTATAGAACCCCAGAAAATTCATGTTAAGATAGATAATACAACAATAGTTAAAGATATTTCTGGCGTATTAAGTGCGCCACAATCATTTGCAATATCTTCTTTGCCGCCACCCAAGATAAAGTTATTATCGGGGGCGACAAGTGGATTTGGAGAGGACGGAAACGTTATTCCGATTATTGGACTTATTCAGATTACTATTGAAGGGATGCCAAATGAGTTTTTAACTAATCCCGCTTATAATCTTGGGCTTGAATTGTGTAGAAGAAAAGCCAGAGCTAGAGCGCACAATCAAAGGAATGTTAGAAATTCAATAGTTCATCCGGCCCACGTAGACGGAACTGTTATGCCCGTCTTAATAGGTGGCACTAAAGGAATTGCAAATGGCATTGCGTCAACGTATAGGCCAACAGAATGGCTTTTATCGGGAATGCCGCACAATGGAGTGGTTGTTATAAAACCGGACGCGATAACCGGATGGTTTAAGACGGCCATTGTTCTATACAGGCCCGGCCCTGCCTCTGCGGGCTATTATAGGTATTTAGATGGAAGGTCTATGTCGCAGGCTGGGTGGTGGACTTTGAATAATATTAATGGATTTAGCGCATATAATACAAGTGGCGTGTTCTACTTTAGATATAGCGTATATGACGCAAAAACAAGCAGAAGAATCTACGGCCCATATTCTGAACAAATTATTGTCAGACAAGAAAACCCAGTGTCTACTTCGTCTTGGACAGCAGGCGCAGCACCATATACTCAGCATAAAGTTATAAATCCAAACTTTATTAACAAAGGGGCTGGTTCCTTAATAATGAGATTGGGGCATGTTGGCGATTCGTTATTGTAAATTATGATATAATAGTATTATCATGCCCTGAAATGGCGTATCAAGAGCTTGAAATGCCTTTCGGGGCGTATCAAGAGCTTGAAATGCCTTTCGGGGCGTATCAAGAGCTTGATACGCCATTTCAGGGCATGATAATACTACAAAAGAGGGAAAAATGGCAGAGACACAAAAATTTGATGTATATGTATTAACGCGGGATGTTACGTTACCAACCGGACAAATTGTTCCGAGCGGTGGCAAAATTAGTTCAAAGCAGTTAGAATTGCTTGACCCAACTGGAAAACTTGAGAAAAGATATGTCGGAATGAAAGGGGTTGACGGCGTTCCTGTATTGCACTTATTTCAGACATTAACCGCAGAATACGATGAAGGCGCGTTGGGATTGGTTGAGCTTGAACCTCAAGCGGAAGTGGTTTAAGTGACTGATAAAATAAGGCTTAATTTTAGAGTTGGCGTTTCTGATGATAGGAAGCGTTGGTTTATAGACGACTTGCCGGAAGACGTGTGGGATGTCTTTGTAAATAAATCTAAGGGATTGATGCCGGAGAAGGGAGATAAAGCATGGGCGAGTGTTTTATCGGAAGTTATCGCCAATGTTGTTGATGACGGACAACAAACGTTTATAATGACTGGAATCCCGCATAAGGCTTTAGATAATTTGAGAATACTTTCTAGTTCGGCGGGGCTGAACAAAGATGGATTATATGCGCTTGTGCTTGATGGAGCAATGAGAGAGAAGTTAAGCATTATAAAGTTTAATGTTGACGAGTTAAAAGATAAACAATCAAAGCGCATGGTTGTTATGATTAATGTTCCAGAAAAGTCTCTTGAGAGATTGACAGAAATAATCAGAACAATTGAGCCGGAACAAGATTTCGCCGGTTTTCTTGGAAGAATGATGGAATCCGCTTATTCTGGAACGCTAGAATTTTCACCGTATGTCCCAAAAGAAAATAAAGAAACGCCCAAATCTACATAGAGATTGGGATGGTGGCAGAGAAGATTATCCAAAATCAAAACCAATCTCTAAAGAAGAGATTACAAATGCGCTTAAAATGCTAGATGAAGCATTTCCTGAAATGGCGGGCGTTTTTGTATATGGAGTAGAACTTAAAGATGTTCTTGTAAAGAGGGGCTAAGAAGCCCCTCTTTTTTTATTATGCCGATATTTGTAGAATTAGCCGAAGATTCATATAAAAAGATATTTGAATCAAAAAAATCAACCCCAAAGAAAACTAAGCTAACCCAAAAAGGAAAGGCAAAGGCCATTAAACGGGGCGCTAAAAAAGTTGGCGAATCTCTTTTGGATTTAGCAGAAAAGACGCTACATGGAAGCAAGGCTTATTCTATTGGCCCGTATCGTAAACCACGTGCTAGATATATAGAGAAAACGATTGGGGGAAACAAATATATAATAAAAGTAAGCCCCAAAATAAATCCCGCATTGAAAATAGTATCTGCAATTAATGAAGCTCTAAGTCCGCGTGTCTGGAAAGCCCCAAGAGACTGGAAAGGGAATTATCAATTTGATGTTGGGTTTTTTGAAAAAGCACTTGAATTTGCTGGGCAGGTTTCAAGTCCGCGCCCATACTCAGCATCGCTTGGGTCTAGTAGATATTGGGGTGCATTAAGCGCGTTAAACGATGTTCTATACGGCAGGAAGCCCGGCCCGTCTTGGCTTGATAAACAGCGCATTATATCTGCTAAGGAAGAGAGAGAGAAAGAGGCATCACAATTGTGGGCTAAAGCTATATATAAGGCGAGATGCAAAGAATTGTCCGTTGAAGAATCCTTAAAAATAAACTCTGTAATTGCCGGACAATTGAATGTCGCCCGCGCTCTAAAGGAAAACGCCGACCTATATAAGATATATCAGGGCATGGTTGATTACGCAGTTGATACGGGGGAGCCAACCATGCAAAAATTAAATAAGTTTAAGAAGAGTACTTTTACACTAAAAAAATATTTTATCCAGTACGCGAAAAAAACAGTTAATTTTCTTAACAAACAATTAAAAACAAGAGGCATAAGCGTGTCTGAATGGATGACAAAACTTGAGAAGTTGATTAGGGGGGCGCATATTGGGGCGGCTATATTAGGGGCGGGTGGGGCGGCTAATCTATCATCTGGAATAATGAGAAGCCTCAATAAAATGATTGATAGAGCATCTTATTATTTAGAGAAGTTCTTTAGGGGCGTTGATACTCTACTACAATCAAACGATAATTTTGATGTTCTTGATAAAGAATTTATGAAGGTTCAAACATATATTGATGATGTATGGAGAACTAGCGAGAATGTTAGCACAATTTGGGTTGGGGAAGAATCGCAGGGCGAGGAAACAGTTGAGAGACGCATACTTACTCCGGGCGAAACGTGTTCTGACTGTGAAGAATATGCGGCAATGGGATGGCAACCGCTTGGGACACTGCCCCAAATTGGAGATAGTAAATGTGGGCAACATTGTAATTGCATGTTTGAATTTGCATTTCCTAATGAAGACGGAATGATTGCGGCTAGTCAATTATCATCTCCACTTGGAAATACTCAAAATAATACCCAGAATACCAGAAAATAACTATGATTCAATTTTTAGAGGTTGTAGCCGAAGTTATAGAAACAGCAGTTGAGGCGGCAGAGGCCGTGGAAGAGGTGTCCACTACTGTTGATTCTATAATGCCAACTGAACTTATAAAAAATATATCATCCGACATTGTGGAATCTGTTACGCCAAAACCAATAGAAATTTCTCAGGAATCAATCGTTGAAAGCGTTGAAAATAGTGACGTTGCAACTGGAAAAGAAACTGGCGAAGCCCAAATAGAATTAGAGAAAGCTAGTGAGGAAAAATTAGAATCGGAAATAGATGAATCAGAGCAGGCGGGAGATGATGAAAACGAGGATGATTCTGAGAATGAAGATGATTTAAGCGCGGAAGATGATGGTGGCAACGAGGATGATTCTGAGGATGAGGGACAGAATGAGAGTAATGACGAAGAAGATGAAGAGGATGAGCCAGACGAAGAAGATGAAACTCCATTAGATGATAAAACAGAAACCGAGGAACAGGCAGATGATAACAGTGATATGCCTGAAGATGATGGTGATGAAACCGAGGATGATGTTGTTGATGACACGGAAGAAATAGAATATGATGAACCAGAAGATGAAATAAAAGAAGTTGACGGAGATGAATTGTGCGATATTTTAGAATCTCTTATTGAGGATGATGATTTTTTAAGAGAAATGGAATCATTTCAGGAAGATGACGAAGCGGAATTTATTGCTGAGGATGAAGATGAGATTGATGACGAAGATTTATTAGATGAAGAACAGGATGATGAGGATGAGGATAACAGTGATGATGATGCGGAATTAGATTCCGCAGACTTGATAGAAACGGATGAAGAAGATATGAATGAGGATGATTGGTTGTTTACCGAAGAGGTAGACGAAGGATTAGATGATAATGATGCATGGGAGTAATTATCTACAAAACCAATATTGTGACACATTGGCTTGTGACAGAATTATTGACTATAAAAAACAATCACCCGTTTATATACCGGATGATTTATATAAAAGAAGAATAATAACAGAATTGGGGGTTGCGGATGAATGTTCTGTAACTCAGTTAAAAGACTATATAGATGTTATTTGGATGTTGGCTCAAGGACAATCCCCGTGTGATAACTATGTAGTTTATTTATTATCAAAAATGCAATCGCTTCAGTTTTTGATGGGTTGTTATTCCAAGCTAGTTGATACAAGGGACGTAAGGGCCGAAAGACATCAAAAAGTAAATGAAAACAGAAAAGGTTTTCAGAGGGCGAGTTCACAATCAACTGCTCAATCAACATCATTTTCTGATTCTATTGGAAAAAGCAGGTTTGAAGATTTCTCTTTTGCTGATGGCGATTCTGGCTCAAAAAGAACGGCGCGGGCAACATCATATTCAGATAGTTATTCAAAAATGGATAATACTGGATTTTCTGATTCTAAAGCCGATTCTAGCTCAAGAAGAAATGCTAGTGGTGGAAGAACAACGACTAATGAATCTAATGGGCATGGAATTGTAGAGGGAAGCGGACAGAGCGGAAGCTGCAACTATTCGTTCTCTCGCTCTGGAAGTAGCGGCGGTGGAGCGAACATTGCCTCTTGGGGAACGGATGGAACAGAATCAAGAAACTTCAGCGTAAAAGAGCAAAAATCATCTGGATTTAATTGGGAAACGAGCCTCAATAGTTTATCTTCAGATAGACATAATCATGGGTTTTCAAAAAGTGACGCGCATAGCGAAAGAACACATTCAAGTTATAACCAAGCAATTATGGATGCTTATAACACTAATGTTGGAGGAAGTTCTGCGTTTGATGATTCTGAAAGTTTCAGAGTTGCTAAAGCTCATGCGGAAGGGTTTGGAACTGGTCAGGCCGAAGGAAGAAGCGCGACCCAATCATCATCTCAGGGAACTAGCGATGCAGAACAACATGAAGTTCACGCTAGACAGGGCGTTATTAACGGAATAAATATGCTTGATGACGTTAAATATAGCCAAAGATTTAATAATCTAAATCAAATGTATAAGCAAGTGTTAAAAGACATAGATTTTTATCTTAAAACAAAATCTGCAAATTCTGGGGCGGCTGCCGCGAAGATGCTTACCAAATGGAGGGATTGTTGTTGCGTGGCTGGAAATCTAGCAACGATAACAACCCCGTGCAATACATCTTCCTGTTCGGGATATAATAAAATATGAACGTTAATATAAAGAGAACAATTGCTGGATTTGCTATGTTAGGAGTTGTGGCGACTGGATTAGTTATGTCGCCACAATCACAATGGAATAATTGTGGGTGTGATTATGGGAAATGCGGATGTTTGCAGATAACACTTCCTCCATATAATCCGTTTACACCATATCCAACATTTCCAGCACTACCATTCCCTACATTACAGCCAAGTAGCACAATTATTTGGGTTATTACAAAAATACCAACACATGTTCCAAATGCAACTGCGTCTGCAATTCCAAGCGCAACTGCTGTTTTTCCAACTGTTAGAGCAAGCGCGACTAATGCGCCGCCATTGCCAACATTGACTAGATTTAATACGCCAGCATTATCTCCATTCCCAACAGTAAATAAGACGGCTGATATTCCCCCCACATCGGTTGTTACGCCATTCTCAACATCAACCATGCCGCCAACTGTTACTCCGATTCCGACTTATACGGCTAGTCCAACTAGCACTTCAACGGTAATTCCATGACAACAATAACACCAGCACAAGAAAATATAATAAAAGATATGCTTATTACACAAATTTCTTGTGGTGATGAGAAATTGATGTCAGAGCTATCTAAGAATATAGGTGATATATGGTTGATGTCATTAGTTGCCAATACTGGAACTCAATGCGACCCATATTTAAGGACACTTTTTGCAAAAAAATCACTACTTGAATTTGCTGTTTATTACAATAGAAATTTGGTAGATACGAATACTATAAGAGGAAAGCTATCTGGTGGCGAATTTAAGGATTTAGAAAGAAAATATAAATCAAGCGGGAAAAGAACTAGCATATCGGAAGGATGTGCTTGGAACTCTGCAACATCTTTCAGGCAAATGACGCGAGATAGTGATGCAAAAGACCATGCAGAAAGTCATTCAAAATCAGATTCAACATTAAACGAATGGAGTTCAACCACTGATAGAAGCAAGGCATGGTCAAATGGGTGGGCATATACATTTGAAACAGCTAGAAGCAACGTTGATGGCGATGGATATTCTATAAGCCTCTCTCAATCCGAAAGAAGGTCAAGCAACGCGGGTGGCACTGCCGGGATATTAGGATTGTCAGATTTTGATGTAACGAGATGGCAGGGATTTAAGTGGAGTGTTATTGTTGACCAAGTAAAAGCCGCGATGGAAGTTATATTGTTCGGCCAAATTCAATTTATTTGGGGCGAAGGTATAAAGTTCCCACAAGTTCCTCCGTTGTCATTCACAAATGGCGGCATTGCAATGGTTTCTTTATTACCAGACATGTTTGAAGGCGGGTATTCTATTTCTTACACTAAAAATCCATGCGACATAGATTTCAGTAGAACCCCACCAGTTTGTAGAACTCTTGAACCATCTTTCTCACAAGGATATTCTGGAAGAGTTTCTTTGTCAATTGGCATTCCGTTTATTGGCGTTATCAGAACGTCTTGGTCTCTTGGAACGCAAGAAAGCCAGTCTCATACATGTTTTGGTGGATATTCAGAATTAAAATCAGAAAGCACATCTGATAGTCAATATACTGAGGTTTCATCTAATCTTTTAGAAGCAACTGCGGATGGGCACGATGAATCCCATTCAAGAACAGATGTTCATAGGCTAGGCGAGGGTCATAGAACAGCCAATTCATCTACTGATGCGGCTGGGGCGGGGAGTTCCAGAGCAAAAGGAAATTCAAGGGCTGGTAGCGATAGAAGCGGACATTCAGAAAAGGATTCTACGGCTCAGTCAACAACACAGTCAGATGGAACGATGACATTTTCTTATGGTCGAAACCAAGACCAAGAGACTATTGGCAAAAGCACTAAATCTTCTCAAATAGTAAAGAACCTTCTTTCTATGTATGAGGGCGTAACAAAAGAAATTGAAATGTATTTCAAAATGTCAATTGGCAGACAAGGGTATGCAGTTGGAAAAATGGTTACAAAAACGCCAGATGTTATATGTGCGGATATATTAAATAGATTAATAAAATCTTCCAGCAACCCTTGTACTTGCTCACCGAATTTTACTACTGGAACATTGTCAATAGAAACAACGTGTCCCACATGCAGGGCATAAAACACGTAACATGAAATATGTTATAATTAAATTGAAGCTAATGGATGGTGTCAAATGGCTTGCGCTCAGAACTTCCCCTTAACAGAGCTTTGCACTAAACGGTTCGGGAACCCGGTTAAAGGAAGTGCGGGGCGTGGAAATTATACCCCTTTTTACATTGTATTGCACAAACTATCGGTTGGGATGACCGATTGTGATTTGGAAATGCAAGTGGATATACCAAGCTCAACGGTATATCAATCAACCCCTAAATCTGTTCACTACTTAGTTAATGGCTATGGGGCGATACATCAATATGTTAAAACAAATGATGTAGCTTGGGGGTTTAATGGAATAGTTAATCCGTCTATATCTATTCCTAGTGGTATTACTTCTTCAAACATTGATAATATAGCAATACACATTGCTTGGACATCTGACGGGATGACCACTGAAGGCATAAGGGCTGTTCAAGAATTGGTCTGCTGTTTAGCACTGGAATACAATGTTCCACCAGACCTAGTTCATATTATCCCCGCTTATTACATTGACGATAGATATGTCAATCTTCAACATCTCCCGCTTGATTTTGTAGAATCGGTTTCAACCTGCGTAACAAACGGTGGGGTTAAACCACCTACTAATGAATTTGTTACAGTTCCGGGGCTGGTTTTACTAAAGCTAGAAGAATGTTGCAAGAAGAACAAAGAAGATATTTTAGCACTATCGGCCAGACTTGATGACTATGACGCATGGAAGCCAACGGTTGAAGCAAGGCTTGTAGATTTACAAGGCCAGATAGATACTTTGAATGGTTCTATTGGGGCAATATCATCTGCCATACCGATGATAAATTCAGCCATAGCAGGATTGACAACAACTATTAGTGACATAAAGGCATGTGTAAGGAAGATTTGCCCTGAGTTTTGTGATGATTTGTCATGCGATGACATTCATTATCAATTGAGTGGGATGCAATTGATAACGCCTCATCAACCAGTCAGGATAAACTTTCAAAACAAGATTTCGGATTCAATTCCCAATAGTGTAATTACTGGCTCATTGTGGACAGCACACTTAACATGCCCATGTGTCAGAAAAGTTACAGTGGTGGCAAGGCTTGCTCTTTCAAACTGGTGTGCAGGAAGAAAGGCATGGATTGATATGATTGATTGCAATGGAAGAACGAGAATATCCGAGTTTAAAAGTGGAGGGGAAATGAAGCCAGTAAACCTTCCAGTTGGAGAGGCAATTATTCCAGCATCAAGTCTTTGCGATGTTTACTTTGAGCTAGGCACAAATGATACATCTGTTAAGTATATAGATTTTGCTGACGTTCAAATGATTTGCCAATAAAGGGTTGTTATGAAAGAAGATGCTATTGATTTGTTAAACGAATTAAAAGAAAAGCTGGAAAAGTTAGCTTCCGATGTGAGGCCCAATGCCTCAAATATACAAACAGCCGATTTGGGTGCTTATGTTAAATATAGAAATGCGTTGGAATCAATGCAAGTTGTAATCGGCCTAATCAACGAAGGAAAAATTAGTTTTAGTTAGCCCTATTCAGGGAACACAAATAAGGTGACACAAATGTCAAATCTACCAATTACTCAAATACCTGCCAACCCAGCCAATTTTGCTGTTGGGCGTGGCTCATGTAGCCCTCTTGCAATTTATTTGCATCAAACAACTCTAACTGTCACACAGTTAGATGCTTCATCTTGTAGAAAGAAACGCGCTGGAAGTGCGGATGCGAGCTTTCATTTTGGAGTTGATGGCTCAGTTGTTCATCAGTATGTTAATATTAATGATACTGCGTTTACATTTGGCACAATTCCGGCATCGCCAGCAGTTCCGGGTAAACCGCCTACATGCACAGATGACCAGTCAACAATTAATATCGCATTAAGCACGCCTCCGATTTATGCCGACATTAACATGGACAATTGCCCAACATCAATTGTGTATACATCGTTAATGCAAGAGACTCTCGCTAAATTGCTTTGTAATTTGTCAAAAGAAACTGGATTGCCATTAGACGCAGTTACAGTTTTATTGAACACAACTGAATTGCCAGACTTCCCACTAGCAGATGTATTGGCTCTAGCAAATGCTTGTTTGAATGCACCCCCTTACTTCCCACCGCCATGCGAGTGTGGAGCAAATGCTTGTGTAGTTCCTCCAGCCGTTGCAACTGATACATTGACTGGTTTTGTTGTAGCAGTTAATACAGAGGCTGGTGTTTGCGCGACAAGAATTTTATCTCTTGGAGACCCAGTAGCGGCCTGCACTGAAGCCCCAGAAGCTGTAGCCCTTACTCCAACTGGTTGGAAGCCAGTAAGACAGTCTTGGAGAGTTGTTGAAACAACTGGCGGCGCATTCAGCCCAGACGATTACGATATGGTCGTTGTAACCGCCCCGGCCACTATTGTTATAAACAACCCAACTTGCAACACAGCAAACATTGAAGTCAAGAATGCCACGACTGGCGTTGTAAATATTATATTTAACGCTATGAATCTTAATGGCGGGGCGGCTGGAATTGTATTGAACGGAACAAATGCTTTGGCAACTGGCGATGGAGAGAGCGTTGAATTATTGTTTGTTAATGGCAAATACTACGCTCATTAATAATGAATACATTAGTTTCAAAACCCCCAGCTACTTGGATTGGTTCTGAAAACTACGGCGTTCCGAAAGGAAGTTGTTGTAGGGGAACTTACTATCCAAGAGCTATTATGTTGCACTGCGGCATGACGCTGGTGGAACAGGATGGGATGGCATGTAAAGAAATGACCTTTAAGGGCATTAAACAGGCCCACGCCAGTTTGCACTATGTTGTTGGAAATGCAGGAATACATGAATATGTAAAGCCAGACGATATTGCGTGGGCAATAAGTGATACTGTTGGCAGACCTATTGATTATAATAGGTTTGCCAGTTGGCCTCCATTCCAAGCATATCCAAACGTGCCGCCATATTTCTATACAGTTGATATTGGAATAGAGCAGGCGCAGAACATTTTGGATTGCAAGAAATGTGATAAGCCCGTTGCTTTAGCAGACGCAAGATATACGTATCTTGTTAGGCTTATCAAATGGCTTGCTCAGAAATATAACATTCCAATAAACAAAAATTGGATAAACTTTCACCAGAACCTAGATGCTTTTGGCGAGGGCGAATGCGTTTGCTACGATATTGACCAGCTTATCCAAGACGTATTAGATTACGAAGACCCTTGCGACAATGCAATGCCGCCAGCCGAGGAAGGGCTTGTTTACAGTGTTTTGGGTGGAAGCCCAGATTGTTGTCTCGTTAAAGAATCATTTACATCATTCACTAAGCGCGGGCTAATCGCTCTTGCCTCCGATATTACAAATCACGGAGTTGCGGGAACATTACCAGTAAGATTCTTGGGCGATGATGGAAAGTGGTATTTGGTTTCTGATTTAATTGCGGCGGCAAACATTTAATCATTTATCTGAGAATAAATGAAAGGATAAGATAAAATATGACTTGTATACCTATTACATGTGATGACATACTAGCTCCTCACATGGGAGATATTAAATTTATTTCTGGAAAAGATGCCGAGTGCAATGACATCTATCAGAAACCAAAAGACTTGATTTGTGGTGCGTTTAACGACACGCCAGCTACGGAGTTTGGCGTTCCAACCGTATCCGCATTCATAGACCCATTTACATGCACTACAAAGTTATTGCCAGATGTAACAAAGATTTCAACATATAGCGTTGCATCTGTTAATACGGCTAATAAAAACAGCGTCCAAATTCTACCGAATGGGGATGTTTACTTTGTTGATTCATTTGGTGTGGCAACACTAATTGACCACAAATGTTGTCTAGACGTTATTCCAACTGTTTTGCCAGCACTTGATACTTCATTACATGAGACAGTTCAGCTTCTTGCAAATGGAACAAAGTGGATTGTTGATGACACAGGCGATGCGATGCAGATAAACGGGGTTGTAGCGGATAATGTTACAATTACTGGAAACGGAACGTCTGCGTCTCCGCTTGTTGCTAAGATACCTGCGGTTACAAGCGGGGCTGGTGTTCCTCCAAATATTGCTGGAAACCCTGTTGTATGGACTGATACAGCGACTGGCGATGTTTATTACAGAGATGTAACTGGAACAGTGGTAAGGATTGAACATCCGTTATCATGCGAAGAAGTTCAGGATTGTTTGGCAACTGCATTCCCATTCTTAACATACGATGATGCTGGCAATAGATTTATATTTACGGCAGGAGTAAATGGACAGGTGTGGACAACCGTTGGAGGGGTTTCACAATGGGCAGCACTACCTGCTGAAGTTCCTCTAACTGTTGTTGACACTGCCAGCGTTGATTTAACTGCCAGCGGCACAATTGGACACACACTTCAAGCAAATGTTAAAGTTTCAGGGGTGGCAGGAAACCAAGCCTCTATAAATGCGGACGGAATTTATGTTCCAACTCCGGCGATTCAGCCAGAAACGCCATTAACAGTTGTAGACACTTCTAGTGTTGACTTGACCGCAAGCGGAACGGACAATCACACGTTACAAGCGACTGTTAAAGTCTCTGCTACCGCGGGCAACAAAACTGTTGTCAATGCGGACGGAATTTACACGCCAGAAACCCCGTTGACCGTTGTTGATACGGCCTCAGTTGATTTGACTGCAAGCGGCACTGATAGCCACACGTTACAAGCGGCTGTAAAAATATCTGGTGTAGCTGGAAACCAAGTAGTTGTCAATGCGGACGGAATTTACGTCCCAATGGCGGCTGTTGTAAATGTTTGCTCTAGTTTACAGGCGTTCCCCAATGGTGGAACATTAGCGGCTGGTGACATGGTTGTTGTACCCGGCTCTGGCGCGAATGCCTGTCAATTAAAATCATTTCCAGCTATTGCGGGTGATAACTGGGGCAGTCAGACTGTTCAACATGATGGAACACTAAGTGGAAACGGAACGGCGGCAAGCCCACTTGCGGTTATCCCTTGCGCCGTTGTTCAGGGTGTTGCTAACTCCGCAACAACTGTTCAAACTGGCGATAGAGTTATTGTTAAAACAGCGGCGGGTTGTGAAGCTAGACCGATGCCAGCGGCGGCGGGAGTTGCGAATGATTGTACTCTTGTAAACAGTGCTGGAACATTGGGTGTAAATAGTTCTATACTAATGGCCGGAAGCACTTTGACAATCGGCTCTGCCAGAGCATCTGTTCTTAACAGTAATCCAATTACTGCCAATTCAGTAATGAGTAACGTTGTTTCTGCTAATATCTCTAATGCTTCTGCGTGTAGAGGCGGCACTGTTAAAGTTGATGTTAGCTTTGGATTCTGGGGACAGCAAATACCAACTGATATTGGGTTTGTTCAAGCAGCAAACTTCCAAGTAAACGTAAACGGCGGTGGATGGTTTACAGCATCTTCAATGTTAGGTAGTGAAGGAAAAGACAGGTATGTTGGAGCGGGCGATGCTTCAGATATGGGGCAGGATGGAACAACTGTTTCATTTATAGTGAACGTTCCTGCGGGCGGCTCTACAAACATTCAAGCTAGGATAGTGACTTTGGTTGACGCAAATGTTTCATATTGCGAAGACCCGATTATCTCTTGGTTTGGATTGGCTCTTTAAGACTTTACGGCCAATTTTATTCACAACTTAATATGAATAAAATTGGCCGTTTTTTATAAACACATGATTTGTGTCACATTCTTAGTAATGAATACATACTTAAGCGAGACATCAATAACACTTCCCCCTCCTATTACAGAAGGGTACAAAAAAGGAATTACTGCAAGGCTTCCGGCTGGCGTTACTTGCACTGGTGTCACGAGAGGAAATCCAGAAATAACGGAAGGCATACCAGCGCAATCCGTGACAAACGGTTGGTTTACAATAAATGCGTTAAAAGTTGGAGAGAGTGATATTTCATTCATGTTCTCTAATGGGGTTAAAGAAGTAATTCATGTTGTTGTAAAAGAGCCATCACAGCCACAAACAGAAGCCACGTTTACAGTTCCAAAAACTGCGAATAAAGTAATTCTTATCATAGAGAGATAAATATGGCAATAAGTAATCCGCGTTTGCGCATAATGGCAATGGATGACAACCATCTGCTTGAAACGCGAAATAACGTTACCACATCGTTAAAACAAATAAATAAGACGGGAACGGTAATTTCTCAACAAACGCCGCCAGAAACGAGCAATGACGCTCAAATGGCATTACAAGGCGCGATGATAAAAGACCCGTTCACAGACCCGTCAACTGGAACAGTATATCAATATCGTTTATATGCTTTACTAGGGCCGTATGCTGGAACATGTTGTCATTATCGTGCAGTCGCGCTTTATTTGACAAATGACGGCCAGAATTTTGTGCGGCCAATTCTAAATCAAGTTGAATTTCCTTGCGGGAGTGGAGATAAACTAAACAACATTGTCCATCTTGGGCCGGGCTTGCCATTTAAAGTAAACGGCACATATTACATGAGCTATTCATCTTATGGGCCATGCAATGAACCTAACCAGTATCTATCATCTCCCGATGGAGTTACAAATTGGGCACCTGGGTTATCAGAATCTATTGATTTTTCAGATATTCTTTATTTGGATGGAACGCACAAGGTTTATCGCGCACCGGACAATGGACAGTTGCTTTTAGCAACACGTGGGTGGTATGCCGCTGGCGAGTATGTATCTCCACCGCCCAATGTAGATTTTGGACGTTTTGCGGCATGGTTGCCGGTGCCAAATTTCCCCGCCAATTCGCCTTGGCCGCCCGCTGGCTGGACAAATTATGAGGCTAATACAAGAAATTGGCCCAAGCCTCAAGCACATCCAGCTACAATAAACGGGATTGATTGGGCGAATGTAATAATGGATTCGCCGAACTTTTCTACAATTGATATTTATACAACAAGCGCATTTAATCTAAATGATGAGTTGGATGCAGAGGCCGAGCCAATAGTTTTATCCGTAAACACTGGATATAAGTATAACGATTGCAAGCACTTTGCTTATTTCTCTTATGCGAGAGATGGAAGAAAGTTTAATCAAAGAACCGAAGCCCCATTTTATCAGTGTGGAACATACGGCGTTGACCCGGATGGGGCGTATTTCTTTGACAATATCGGAGCAATAAGAAGCGGCGATAAATATATTCACACATGGGGTGCAGCAAAATATGGTGGCAAGCCCGGATGCCCGGCATTAGGATATGTTGCTGGAAGTCAATCAATTCAAGCAGGATATGTAAAACTAGACAGATATATTGCCAATATATTTTCTAATGGAAATTCAAGAACAGTTGCTATAACAATTCCGAATGATGGCAATGGAAGCGCGTTGCATGTAAATGTTGAACCATTTGGGGCAGGGGCTTACTTAAAAGCTCAGATTGAGGATACGCTTGGAAATGTTATATCTGGATTTGGTTTAGCTGATTGTATTGGCGTAACAACGGATGAAGTTCTTAATGGTGTTATTCGCTGGAATAATACAACATTGAAAACACTTGCGGGGCAAACTGTAAAAATACACTTCTATGGAAATAATGTCAATTTTTATAGCACTTGGTTGCAAGCAGACAATATAACCGCGAGCTATGCCAATCTATCGGTTGGAATTGGACAGACTGTAAACAAAACACCAGACATAGTAACCAGCAGCGCATTAGTAAGTGCTAATATTGTTTCTGGAAGTTTACCTGCTGGAATAACATTAAATTCAACCACGGGCGTTTTAAGTGGAACCGCAACAACTCTTGGAAGTGGAACGGCGACTATCAGATTTATTAGTTATGGAAGTCAGGTTGACACTGTTTTGACGTGGGATGTTAGCACGGCTTCATGCTATCCTCCGACATTCTCGCTTCCAGCCCTCATAATTGGCAGTGTGGGAAGCCCAATCAGTGTTACTCCAAGCGGGGTGACAAACTCGCCTGATTTTTCTTTTGATTTACTGAACGCAGGATTAACACTAAATGCGTCTACGGGCCAAATAAGCGGAACGCCTGTTGTTGCCGGAACAGTGGCAGTAAATGTAACCGCCACAAACTCTTGCGGAACTGTTTCGCATTTAGTTAATATAAGAATAACCGATAACTCAGTATCTGTTCCTTCCGTTATTCCAGAAATAATGTTTGGGAATGGTTATGTTACGTTTATTACTACAAATCCAAGCCCGACATTCACATCTGATACGGCCTCTACAACATATTCGTTAATAGATAGTTTTATGGTTTCAACTGGAATTTATCAGCATACAATATATGTAACAGGCTCAACTACATCAAGCGTCTGCTTGAGTTAAGAGGGGCGAAAGCTCCTCTTTTTATTTTATGGCTCAGTGTGTTTATTTATATCCATCGTCAGACAACAATCGGGCAACAATTAGCGGGCATATTTGGGAAGATATTTCAAATATAGACGGAGTTTATGCTGATGGCGTTGACGTTAATGTTGCGGGTGTAATTGTCAACATAGATGACAGGGCTGGCAATCTATATACGGCTGTAACAAACTCTAACGGAATATACACAGTTGATGTATTAAAAGACAGAGAATACTTAGTAACGTATGTGCGACCAGCGGGATTAGGGCCAAGCGTAAATGCGACCATTGATACTTCAAACGCCAGTATTGGAATGAATCATGCTAATGGGCTTCCTGTTTACATGGCAACCAGCAATAGAAACATAGATTTTGCGCTACAAAGGCTTCAAACGATAATGGATGCGCCTCCGTGTGCAACTCCAATTATTAGTTATTCAATAAATAGCTATGATATTACGCAGTTATCAACGGTAAATATAACGCCAATAGTCTTAACTGGCTTTCCTCTCTCAATAAGTGGAGAGGGGTTTCCAACGGGCGTGACAATAGATGCCTCAACTGGAATAATAACGGGCAATCCAACAATTCCGGGCGTTTATAACTCTCAAATAGTCGTAACAAACTTTTGTGGGCAGTTTAAGCATCCAATAACATTTAATATCATTGAAGTTTGTCACCCGCCAGCATCTTATTATCACCACGGATATGACATTAATAGAAATGATATAATTAATATAGATGTTGTTTCTGGCGGCACTATGCCAATTACGTATACATCAACAACGCTACCCAGTGGGATGTTTGTTGATAGCGCAACTGGTCACATTTCCGGCTCTCCGCAAATAACAGGAAGTTTTACTTCAACAATTATAGCCACAAACTCATGCGGCCAAGAAGAAATAATTGTTTATTTTAATGTATTGCCGTCCGAGAATGACTGCACTACAAACGAGGCATATCCAGACCTTGCAATAGTTGAAGATGGGAAATCTGTAATTTTTACATTTGTGAATAATATCCCAAATCCAACATTTCAATCATCATGCTCTGATTCAATAATCACATTACAAGGGAGTAATCAATTATCTGATGGATGTTGGGTTCATACAGTATCTGTTAAAGGGATTAACAATACAAGCGGGAAAGAAGAATGCACGATTTGTTTAGTTGAGAAGAATAAATGCGTATCTTTAGTTATAGCTTGCAAGGCCAAGAAATGCGGCAAAAGGATAAAGTTGACACGAGATGAAATCAATGCCAGCTTTTTTAGGGATAAGTGTATAGGAGTAATATAATGCAAACATTTAATTTAAGCACAATGGACGTTGTAATGGCCGTTCTAGGCATATTTACATCTTTAGCTTTTGGTTTAGTACCACAGCTAAAGGCATGGTTTGATGCAGGTGACGGCGCAAGAAGGTCAGCAGTGATGTTGGCATTTTCACTGCTTGCTGGACTTGTTGTTGTTCTATCAAGCTGCGTATTTCACTTGACATTCGTGGAATGCACATCTAACGGGGTTCAACTTTTTATACAGTCATTTGTAGCGTTCTTGGTCGCTAACCAAACAACATTCTTGATGGCAGAACCTTTATACAAGAAAAATGTATAGATTACTAAACCAACAAACATTGCCGTGTGGCAATGAGAAAATGAATAACACAACAAGCACCATAAAGTATTATGGGTGTCTTGTTACTTGCTTTGCCATGTTGTCAGATATTGGTATCTGTGAAATGAATAAGAGCATGGCAATGAACGGGGAATTTCAGACCGGGGATTGCCCCGCTTGTGCTGCAACATTTAATATAAAAGGATTAAATGTTGACTTCTCTGAAGCAAGCGTCTTATATCCAAATGAGAATGTTCCTGTAAACAAGCTAATCTCTCATCTTAAGAATGGAAACCCAGCCATTATTAGAGTTGATTTTGCCCCTGATGCTGAAAGACAGTGGCATTACGTTCTAGCGACTGACACGGACGGAACTAATATTTTCATAAACGACCCTTGGACTGGGACGCGAGAGAAACTAACAAAGTATGGAACTACTAACGAAAGAGCAATCTACCAAATAATTTATTATTTGGAAAAAGTAGACGCGCCACAGCAAGAAATGGTCACGACTGATAACTTATTTATCAGAGATGTTCCATTGACAGGAAATAAATTAGGGCTTATTCCAAAGGGCAAGTCTGTAACAGTTCTTGCAAAGAATAATGGGTGGGCTTCGGTAAAAATAAATAGAAGTGTAAATGAAACGCCAATAAGCTCATCCATTGGATATATGAGCTTAGATTATCTAAAAAATATATCCCCGCCAGAGCCGCCAGTTGTTGACACGCCCAAACAAAAGCTGGGCGTTCACTGCATCTCAGATTATACAGCGGCTAATTTTGCGGCTGAGAATGGATGTTCAATCATTACAGTCTTAGACAATAAAGATTCGGCCAGAAACTTAAAAAATAGATACCCGAATACAGATGTTATTTACAGAGCATGGATTAACTTCAACCCAAGTGTTGAACAAACTATAAATGCACTAGCCATTGCGCCAAATGACCCTCCGTTTATTTTTGTTGGAAGAAATGAAAATGATAATGGCATTAACGATGATTATGACGGATTGAGACAACGAGCAGAATATGACAGGGAAGTTGCCCTAGCAGTTAAAAGATTAAGCCCAAATAGCTCATATCTTGCTGGAAGTTTCTCTAGGGGTTCTGTTGATATTACAAATCCAAGAATTGTAGAGGCTCTTAAAGGGTTTTATGCGCCCTTGTATAATAACGGATTATTTGGATGGGATTGGCACAATTACACCAAGAATACACAATTAGGTTCAATTGATTCAAAGTGGTTTGAGACAAGATATGAATGGTTATTCACTATTTGCGGCTTCAATCCAAATATAAAGAATGTTTGGGCTAGTGAGACTGGCGTAGATATTGACGGAGTTGGTGGATTTAATCAATTAGATTGGACAGACGCACAGTTTGAGAACTGGATTATTTACTACAACGCCTTGGTATCAAAGCCGTTAATCATAAATGGAAAAACTTATTCATCACCATATAGAGCGGGAACTATATATCAATATGGCGAGAATACATCGTGGAAGGGATACGATACAAGACGTTATACCAGCGTCTTGAAAAAATATTGGGGTTAAAACTATGGATTCATCATTGCAGGCCGCGCTTATTAGCGCAATCGTTACTACTATCGTTGGCATAACAGGGCTTATATCCCCATTGGGAAAAACAATTATAACAAGAATCTCTGACAGAAATAACAACATATCAAAAAAAGAGGCTGCTCTAATGGAGCAAGAAACCAAGAAACAAGATTCTGAAATAAAAAAACAAGATAGTGATTCAAAACTCCTAGATAATGTTATAATACAGATGTTAGAAGACATAAAATTGTTAAGACAACAATTAAATGACTGTTATTCTGGATG